TGGCCAATCCTCTCCGATGTAGTCGCCCCCAAATCCTCCGATCGGATCGCAGCTCAAAACTGCATTGTATAAAATCAGCCCATTTGGCCGGCAGCTATTTATGCCGGGATCGCCGACTAGCTCGGTACAGGCCGCCAAGTGACCGCCGGCCGATGACCCGGCCGCTAGAATCTTGCTTGGATCGATCCCGAGATCGTAGCTGTTTTCCCTCACAAAGCGCATTGCATCTTTCGCATCTTCCACCGCATCAAACGGCGTCGTCCCATGAGTTTCGTAAACCCTGTACTCAGCACAGATACAAACATAGCCGTGCCTGGACAGATAATTTGCATGAAAAGAAAACTGCGCCCACCATCCTCGCTGCCAGGCTCCGCCGTTAAAAAATACAATCCCGATCCTTTTGTCTCCAGGCTTTGCTTTATAATGCTTGTAAACGTGGAGCTTGAGCTCGTGTCCGTTCGCTATTTTATAAACTATGGGATCGCCGTCCTCGGCCGGAATCTCTGCGGCCGCGCATACGGCCAGCCATGCGGCCATCGCCATTAGTGCCAGCGCTTTTTTCGCTCCCGCTATTTCTCCCAAGGTAAAATCTCCTCCAGCTCAAAGCGGCTGATAAAATAATATGATTTCCCGTACTTTCCCTTTTCGATCCGCTCCTCTTTGAAAACTTCCTCTCCTCCGATCCAGCCGACATAGCACAGCTGCGGCATCCGGCCGGTCACTAAAACATATATGTCATACTTGCTTGGATTTTTCCAGTGTGGCACCAGGAGGTTTCCATCGACCCGGATCGTATGCTTGACCTCGCCGGTCAGCTTTAAGGGCCCGTGCTCTTTTACAAAGTCCGGGGTCCTAAACCTTCTTGTCTCCAGGTTCGGATAAATATTTTGCCACTTGCAAAAAGCAATCTCGGCAGCCGTCCCGTGGAGCAGCATCTCGGTATCCGTAAACCCCCCCAGCGCCATCGCCTCAAAGGCCATCTTCTCGTGTTTTTTCTTGTCATACCTCTCTCGGCTCTTGATTAGATAATTAATCGCCTGGCGCTCGGCCTCATTCAGGTGCGGTAAAACCTTCATTCCTTTTTCTCCCCAATAATCTTGATGTAAAGATATCGAATCGGCACATAGAACAGGAGAAAGATGTTGTATAGTATCGTGAAGAAAACCTTAAAGGGCAGCCACATATTTTTCGTCTGCATCATAATCCGCTCAAATGGTAGTTTATTCATCATCCACCTCCACACCTATTTCTTTGAGTCGCTTAACTAAGATTGATGTTACGTTAAATCCCATTTCATGATAATCCTCTATCATTTCTCTGCCAATTTCTTGCGCCACCTCCCTACTCACGGTGGGCTTTTGCTGTCGTGCTTTTTCTTCTAATACTTCATCAACACTTCTACATTCGGGGTCATTCCGTAAATAGTCATACTTGAAATGTCCCTCCACTATCTCCCTGAGTTGCTTCACCTCTTGCCCACATTCCGTTAGATGGTGACAATCTCTACATGACGGAAGTTTATGGTGTTTGCGACAATAAAGAATGAGTCGGGCAATCCGATAGTTGATAGCCTCTTCCGTTAGTTTATTCGCCATCATCCACCTCCACGCCTATTTCTTTGAGCATGTCTATTTGCCTCTTCCAGATTTTTCTATTGTGAGTTGCACTTCCACACCAAGAGATTCTATCTTCTCTGCTAATTTCAAAATTTTATCTATTGCTTTTTTATTACCTTTAATTTGGGTGTGACAACGATTCTTTTCTTCTTTTTCATTCGCCATCTTTTTTCTCCTTTTCTTTCCCCTCTACGGGGGTGCATAGTTTTCCACATTCTCTACATTCCCATTTTTCACCAATGGTTAAATCTCCTTGAATGGCATGGTAGTTTTTCCAAACTCATAATTTATTCCTTCAGCTCGATAAAATGTTCCCCGGAGAATCTTCCCCAGCTCGATCAAAAAAGCAGAGTAAAGGTCGTCTAGTTTGACGGCCGGCTCCGGGAGCCCTCTGCCTCCCAGCCCATGCTTAGGCGCTCCTGTCTTTGTAAAGTCTTTCAACACTCTCTTGACCTCGATCTGGCCGCCTCTTTTCCACTCAGGACCCCTGATCCATACCTGGGTTTCAACTTCCAGCGTATCTCGAATCATCGGCTGCCTTGGGATCGGATGAACAGCAATGTTTTTCAGGTGGTTCTCAAGAAAGCTCTCGTTTGTAATTGCCTTGATCCACACCTCCCTCATGATCGCGCCTCTCGGACCGCCGACAAATTTCCGGGCCACAAGGTCGCAGCCAAAGACATACCTGACTCCCTCGACATCCCAGCCGCGATGCCGCAGCCAGGATCGAATCCAAATGACAAAGTTTTTATGGTCCTTCAAAGGTCGAGCCCCCTCCGCTGCCAGAATTTCCCGAGGAGCTCGTAAAGATATTCGGCGCCCCTTTTGTTTTCTTTGCCTTTATACCGGACCTCGAGCCGGTACGGCCAGACGTCTTTCTTCGGGTCAGCTTTAGTCAGCGCAATCGTGGCCTCGCGGATCGTTATGATTTTCATGGCCGGCCTTGCTAAATTAACCCTTAATATCATCGGCATCCTCCACGGCCCACAAGCTACAAACATACTTGCTCGGGTCGCTCAATCCAAACTCGATTTCCAACGGAAACCTCCCGCATCGATAGATGCCGCCGTCATAGTAGCCGGTCACACAGGTCTTGCAATTTCTCGAGACCGCAAGGCTCTGGAAGTTTATGTTCCGGCGCAGCCTACCGTCAATTTTCATTTCCATCTCCCCTTATCCAGACGAATCAACGTGCCATACGATCCGACAAGTATCGCACACATATTTGTGATGGAGGCCGTGCATCGTCGGGTCGAGGTTCATGTGCCGAGCCTTGTGGCCGGCAGATCGACAGGCGTTGTACTCGGCCGGGCTTTCTTTATACCAGCTGTTCATCCAGCCTAAATCCTTATAGCCCTTTTCATCTAGGTCGATGACATTCCCGCCGATCGTTGTCATGTGGACAAAATCAGCTATGAGGTATTTGTCACACTCCTCGAAAGCTGCGCTCATTTGCTCGTCCGTAAATTCGGCCCCTGGTCCCAGGAATTTCTGATCCTCTCTTAAAGCCTTGAAGGCCGCCTCGAGGACCGGCCGCATCGCCTTTCTGTCAACCTTTTTTCTATCTGTTGTTTGTTCGCTCATTCAAACCTCTTTCTCCATTCGACCATTTTTTCCTCAGACCCCCAGCAAGCCGCCGGACACTTCTCGTGGAAGTAGGCGACATACGCCGGGATGTTTCTCAGGTTCTCAGGATCGGCCAGCATTACAGCGAGTTTCAGGTTGTTTTGAATTATAGACACTAGAAAGTCGCCCGGCCTGATGCCTTGTTCTACATACATTTTTATCCCGGACATCATTCTTTCCGGGATGTAAAACTCTTGAAATTCGTATGCCTTCATTTCAACTTCCTCGCAGCCCCTCGTTCGCAATTTTAAGCGCCTGGTCCAGCTCTCCTTTTTTCACAAGCCTCGAGACGGACTGAGCTGTCTTGTATCCCCGGGTGACTAGGCCGTGCATATATTTCTCAGCCGGCTCTCCCCTGTGAATCTCACCTGTACCAAAATCAATGTGATAATCTTTTTTCATTTCTTCCCCTTCAGCTCCCGGGCAATTTTTACCTTAGCCTCTAGCAGCCGGTACTCTTGCCTGGCCAGGAGCTTATAAATTTTCAGAAATTCCCGGCGATCCGCGACCTCGTTAAACTCTGAGCTCCGCCCAAAGTTTGCCCACGATCCATAAAGAGTTAAGATCGTTCGATCCAGGACCGGGTCGTCGGTTTCATACCTACCGGCAAAGACGATTTCATTCGCATTTTTCCAGGCAAGGTGCGCCTCGAGCTCGAGCCTTTCATCTTCTTCCTGGACGATCAAGCTCCTGATCTCCCCGATCGTAGGAAAGCGATCATACTTCCTGTTTTTGATAAGGTGGTTTATCGCCCGCTCTATCTCCTCGATCCCGAGGTCCCGGAGATACTTCCAGTAAACCTCGACTCGTTCCGCGGAGGGCTCTCGATCCAGAGCGATCGCCATCAGCGCCAGGGCTCTTGCAAATCTTTCCCTATCAGCTTTTGTCATCCGCTTACCTTAAAGGTCGAGTCGTCAACTGAGAAAGCAACCAAATCATAATCCTCCGCCTGTTTAGCCGCCACGAACACAGTTGCCGTCGCCACAAAACACACGAACGGAGGGATCACCTCTCCCTTGTCATCTTTCCCCGGCTGCACGATCAGCTTTCCGCCGATCTGAAATGTCATCCCGGTCCTTTTGCTCCTTATCGAGTCTCCCTTTTTCAAGCCCGCCCATGTTTGTATGTTCATTCCTTTTCTCCGTATTCATCGAGCCATCGCTTGAGCTCCGAAAATTTTCGATCGAGATAATTGCCCTCGATAATTTTCTGAAAGTTTGTCGGCCGAATGATCCAATCAAACGTGCAAATAAAATCTTTCTTCTGGCCCAAAAGAAACGGTGACTTCGAGATGATATCCAAAAGTTTCTTAAAAGTGATCCCGTGGGGTTTATTAAAATGTTCCCTATGCCTAGCGTTGAGATAACTCATTCTTGTTTTCGTGAGGCCCTCTATGTTTGGCAATCTGTAAATCGTTGCAAAGCTGTTCCACTGACTCATGATTTCATCGGCGGCTTTCTTTGAGAGAGTACCGGTAGGTACTCTCTTTTCTTTTTTATCTCTCTCTCTTTCTCTATCTCTTTCTCTTTCTCTTTCTCTAGGAACACCTTTTGCGGACCCGTCGTCCTTTTTCCCGGACCTCGTGTCCGTTTCCGCGGACTCGAACCGCCTTTGGTGCCGGCGCGACAGCCGATAGCTATCCCAGCTGATCATGTATAAAGTGCCGTCTCTTTGTCGCTTTAACTTCTTGTATTTAATACACTTAGCGATCGTGCGATCGAGGAGCTCAACGGGGATCACCAGCATCCCAGCAAGTTGCGCCGGGATGTAAGGGCACCCCTCGTTCGCACGAATATATCCCTCGTCCTTGCCGGCAAGCGCCATGAGATCGATCCACACTCCGCGTTCATCAGGCTCGAGCTCGATCCGCATCGATCCAAAGAGGTGTTTGTCTACCCACAAAGGAATCCAATCTAAAGGTTTTTTGTCTTTCAATGTCACCGCCTTCCTATAAGCGGGCCGGCCCGCTGGGTGGAATCAGCAAAAAGGGGGTTATTGATGGGAATCAAAAGGCGTTTTTTATACAGGTTGACTCCTGTTTCCCAGCGGGCAGCCCTAGCATGAAAGTAAAGCCGCCGGCAGAAGTCCAGGTGATTTGAACCTCGAGGTGAAAGATGTCGGAACCGGCGGCGATAGGTCATTTCTTGTGAGCCTCAATCTGACAAAGGTTTATCAGCTGCGCTTTTATCTCCTTGAGCTCTGTGTCTATATCATAGAGCTTGATCGCTTTCGTCAGCTCACCGCAGCGAAACCAGGTCGCATCCCAAAGACCGCAAGCCCCCTTCATACACTCAAGGGAGCCTGGGCTGGTCGGCTTATCAAGAGCATGAGCATGGCCGATAATAAATGGGCAGAATTTCGTGGTCATCCCGCCATCCCGATCGAGGTCTTGATGATCTTGCGAATCTTTTTATATTTCTTTTTGATCTTATCCGGGACATCATAGTACGTCTGATCTGATTCTCTCGAGACAATCTGGATGTCCTCGACCAGCGCGTTCTTGCCGTGGAAAACCCCGGGCTTTTTCGAGCTACCGATCAGCTGTTTTTTTAGCCTCTCTCGCTCCCGGTAGGCGCCCTCGAGTGCGATGTATTCCCGGATCAGCTTGAGCTGCGCGTCAGTCACGTCGCTGATATTCGCAACGGTGACAGGCTGACAGATTTGATCGAAGTCACAGAGGTTGCAGACCGATGGATCGTACACGATGCGGTCGGGCAAAGTGCCGGCGGCAACGTGCTCATTCACTCGCTCGGCTTGCTTGATACATCGCTCTCCAAGCTCATAGTCCACAGGCGCCGGGATGATCCGCGGCCGCTGGCCAAAAGTTTTTAAGATCAAAACCCCGCCTGGCTTATCTTCCATAAGGCAGTACATACAGAGCTGGCAAGGAATCTTGTTGATCCAAAACTTAGGGTGAGCCGTAATCGAATCCAGGTCTCGAGTCGTTTCCCAATACCAAGGGCTGATGCTCTTGACCTCAGCCGGCCACTCGGCACCCTGGAAATAAAAGGCCCCGTCGATCCGCCCCCTGACAAAAAACTTCTCCCACTCCACAGACATTTGCTGGAGCCTCAGCTTGTGCCCAGCCGCCATCAGGAGCATGACGATATCGTCCTCTTGTTTGTTTCCCTCCCGGAACCGATAAAGAGAGCTGATGTCTTTAGGCCGGCGCTCTTTATACCTGGTCCTGGCATAAACGAGATTTCGATCACAGGGATGTCCGATCTCGCTGGCATAATTCCAATCAGCCCTGGTCGAGGAGTAGCCGGACTTTTTTTCGGCCTCGATCTGCATGGTCGAATCCAAACTAACCGTGACCAGGTCCGACAATTCTTTTAGAGTTTTTACGACCTGTTCATCGCTTTTTGCTGGCATCAGTAGTTTCCTCCCTTTCATCTGGCGGCTCGGCAAACAGGGAGCCGTCAACGTCGGGCTCGGCCGGCGCCTCTTGGTCAGCCACGGCCTCAGCCTCGATCACTTCCTTTTCTTCTTCCTCGGGGACAACCTTGATCTCCTCTTTCTTGATCTCCAGCTCTTGCGCTCCGCGCTCGGCTTGCTGGAGGACCTGTTGAAAATCTTCGGGCCCCATCTCATTTCTCCAGCCGTAGACGTCGACTTGCGCCTGGCCGGTCCTCTGATCAACGTCAACCTGAGAGACAGCGATCGCGGGATGATCCCGTAGGATATTCCTTTCAACGATCGACTGAGCGATCCGGTCCCCAAACTTCTGCCGCTGCGTGTGCTCCTCGATCACATCTACGATCAAGGCGTCGGCATAGTTGGCCCAAATCCCCAGCTTGATCCCGCCGGTCTCTGTCATCTCGAAGAAAATCCATTTTGCATCCTTTGGCTCTTTCGGTTTGTCGTCTTGAGTGCCGAGGACGGCGCACTTGTTTTTCCTGGTATCCTTTTTCATTTTTGCCTGGAGACTCTGGATCAAATAGGTGTGCACGTTATAGAACAAAGTCTTGTCGATCACGACCAGGTTTCCGATCGGAGAGAATCCGATCCCGATCTTCCTGATCGCCACAGCCTCGACAAACTTCGTCATTCCGCTCCGCTCGATCATCGGATTCGGCATCTTGTTCCCGTCGACAACGACGTGAGTGGGGGTGACGATCGAGATAGACGCAACCTTGTTGACGTGGCGATAGCCCTGACTCGAGATCGCGGTCTTTCCCTTGACCGTGTAAAAGTGGCCGCGCTTATCCTTTAAGGTCATCTTCGATCGCACCGGCCTCATGAGCTGGCCCTGGTATGTCTTTAGATAAACAGCGCCAAAGTCAGCCCTGAGCGCGATGGCATCTTCCTTTTTCTTATTTGTCATAATTCTCTCAGCTCTTTTTTTTTGCGGGGCCCGGCAGCCCTTTACCGGGCCCCTCAGCCTTTCTTATCACTCAGAAAAAATAAAAGAGCTGAACCTCCTTGTATTGGATTTCTAAACCCGATAAACGGGGATAGATCATTTAGTTGCGTTCGCAGTCTCACTAGCCCTTTCCCGCGCCTGTTCTATCTGCCGACGGATCAAACCCGTGGCCCTCATGCCGTCAGCCAGCGCTGAGATCAGCTCGATATTTTTCGAGACAATCTCCGCCAGCCGGATCACGTTTTCCTTGAGCGCTGCGATCTCGACGATCACGTCCTCGTGCTTTCGTCTGAGGAGTTTGTGGTATTCCTGTTGATGATTTGTGCCGGGACAGAAGTCAGTCCACTCCCGGTTTGTTCCGAACCGCTTGCCGCACGTCGGCAGCTTGCAGTTTTTGTAGTATTTGAATTTCCTCACTTGCGGCCGTGAGGAGCCGTCTAAGAGCCGATTATATTTCTGACCCCCGTCCTTCGCAGCCATCGCAGCTCCTTCGTATAAATGCGTGTATGGATTTTCTGGAGGCTATTCAGAGTTGACGGCAGAGCCCACGACCGAGCTCGGATAGTGAACGGAAAGATAGTGTTTGATCGCCAATCGAATTAATTGGGATTGAGTGCGCTCCTCTTTTGCCGCAGCCTCCCGGATTTTCTCCAGGAGATTTTCTTCCACACGGAAGTTGACTTGGACCTCTTTTGTCCTTTGTTTTTTTTGTTTTACCGCCATCTCGTAACCTCGCATGAGGATGTTACAAAAAAAGGAAATGGCTTGTCAAGCATAAATTTACATTTATTATTTTTTGCTTTACTGAGAATTACAAATTACATGATTCGCAATTACATCCAACGATTGAGGTGTATTTGGTATCAGGCTTCGATCAAAACCCCCGGAATGTAACTTGTAGCGGTCGAAAATTTGGCACGAATCTTGTCTAACCGTGTCAAACTTTTGCTTGAAAATGCTATACAAGTATGGTATAATAATAATGGGGAGGCCGCCCCCAGGGACGGCCGCCAGGCCCCACCGCCGCCCGGGATGGCGGCGGCTCCGATCTTTGAAACTCAGCGGCTCAAACGAGCTGCCGGTCCCGCGCCGGCTCCCGATTGTCGGAGCTCCTAAACTCCAGCGAATAGGTTAAACCTCCAGCACGGCGGACCAGGAAATAAAGGTGAAAGGAAACCGCGAGCGGTGGAACCGTGGCGAGGAGTACGGAAACCCATATCAGAATTAAAAGCCAAAATCCAAATCGGAGGATCAAATGTTTACGAAGAAAACCTTTTTCAGAATGTGGAATGTTGACGGCACCCACAAGATGACTGAGACGCCGACCACCGGCTATGTCTCAAAGTGTTTTGGGATCATCAAGAGGACGGGCTCGGGCTGGCACGATTGGCAAGTTACTCACTTGCCGACCGGCCGCAGAGTCGGGCCTGACTTCAGCCGTCTCAACGATGCCAAGGTATTCGTGACCGCAGCTGAGGAAAAATTTAATTGGGATCGACCGATTGAATTTTTTCAATCCGACAGCGACGAGCGGCGGACAATGTATGACTTTGTCCGGGATTACATCCCGGACCAGCCGCCGCTTACTTTGGAGCAAGCGAAAAAGCTCGAGGTTGGGACCGTCCTGTATGACTTACAATATCGAAACAGCGACGGATCGCCGCAGCGCTGGAAGGTCAACGGGAAACCTAAGACCTGGAAAACGAGACCTGAACAAGTCAAGGTCCCGGTCAAGCGCGGGATGTATCAATATGGGTACGTCACCGAGAGCACGGTCTCTTGCTTTTCGCTGAAGGAAGGCCGGCGATGAATCAATATTTTTCGCCGGAACAGAATCAGCGGGACGAAAACGAAAGGCGATCCTGGATGTCAAAACTTCTCGCACGGCTGCGAGCTTCGCGGGCCGCCAAGATCAAGGCCGGCTGGGACAAGAAAAAAATCGGGACCGAATATGCTCCCGGTTTCACTCGTGACGATATCGTCAAGGTTTCCCAGCCGACCAGGCGCCGCGATAGCAGCAAGGCCGAGAAAAACCTGATCCGAATTTTCCTTTACGACGTCGACCACCCCCAAGAGCTTGAAGTCATCCCGAGCCAGCTCAACTTCCTGGAAACAGAGGAGCTGATTTTCTGGCTCACTAAAAGGATGGAGTTTGAGGCCGGGACACAGGTCGGCCGGATCGTGGGAATTGACGGCCACCCCATGAGCGGGCTCTGGCAAATCAGGTTTGACACCGGGGACATGGCATTAATCGAATCCGGCCACGGGATGCGGCAGCTGGCCCGCGCCTTCAATATCAATGAAGGCCGGGACGGCATCGCCGCTTTTTACGGCCGCATGATCCGGTACACGAAAGACTCTTTCGGAGTGCTGGAAGGATTCGACAAAGTAGACGAGGAGGTATGATGATAGTCAGAAACATTTTTGAGAACGATTTACGGATCGCTCTTGACAAGGTCAACGAGCTCTTTGATGGCAACATCAAATTTTTCGCTGATCCAGTTTACAAGGGAAAGTCCCGAGGAGGCGGTGAGAGCTGGTGGTTCCGATTGTCGGTCCATTCGACAAAGGGACCGGGCACCCGGTTTTCTGCCTCGTGGCAGCGCCGGAAGGACGGCGAGCGGCGCCGAATAAGCGCGGCTTGCTGGCACGTCCACGGCCATTTTTTCGACGCGCTCCCGCCGGCAGCTGTGATCAAGACCGCAAGGTTTACGGTCAAGCCCGGGGACCCCTGGAACGAGATCAACTGCGGATCGCAATTTGCCCCCGCGGGCATGAGCGAGCTCTGCGACTGTGGAGCGGACCAGCACCGGCCAGCCGAAAGGCTGGCCCGGGACCTGGGCTGCAAGGTCGAGACGAAAGTCATCAACAGCTCAAAGCTCACAAGTGATTGTTGGATGATCCAGTTTAGAGGGATCAAGGCTTGCGCCGCGTGCGAATACTTCGACACAGAAGATTGCGGCGGCAAAGAAATTCTAAAGAAGATCGCCGCCGGCCAGTATCCGAAAACTGGACTCCCAAATGAGCCGAGCACAAGGAGGAAACAATGATAACGAAACCGAACAGCCAAAAGGAAAAGGATCGGATCAAAAAAGAATGTGACGCGATCCAGGCAGAGGCCGAGCGCAGCGACGATTTTCAAAAGACCTGTGCTAATTGCTTTGACGGCGAGGAACAGATCGAGGCCGGCAAGCCCACGAGGTTGTGGTGCCGCCTCTCGCTGGACTTCAAAGAGTACCATGAGACTTGCGAAAAGTGGAATCAGGAAACAGAAAAACTTGCGCCCGTGATCGACAGGAAAATCCAGTACGCCGGCAAAACCCTTACCTTCATTCTGGAAACAGAATCAACCGACGAGGCCCAGGCCCTAATCAACCACGAGCAAAAGCTCGGCCGGCTGGCTTGCTGCAAGCACGAGCGAGGAAAGCATCAATTCTATGCGGAGATCAAAGAGCCAAACTACCGGGACGAGAAATTCGAGAAGGACCTCTTGTGCATGATCCACCTTCTCCAGGAGCGATCGACGCCGGTCGTTAAAATTCTCTACCACGTCATCCACGACTTGAACGGCCGCGTGAAAAACAAGCCGCACTTCTCACCGCATTGCACCGGATACTCAGACAGATACAAGGGGAGGATATAATGAGCGCGTCAACTTTGATGGCCCACTGTGACACTCAGCGAGTACCGGAGGCCGCCGTAATGGCGGTCCCGGAGCCTGAGTTTACGAAAACCTGGAGACCATTCTCGCACAAGACAGTGATCCAAGCGCTTGAGAAGGCTTGCGACTTTGTCGGCGCCGACGTTATCGGCCGGCAATACTCGATGACCAAAAGCGGCTCAAGATTCTTTGGAGTGTGGGACCTGAAGGTCAAAGCGATCTCCGGCTTGACTCTTGTCGGCAAGGAGCTCAACCTTGCGATGGGATTCCGCGGAGCGATCGACAAACATTTTGCCCACGGGCTTTGTGCCGGTGGGCACGTCTTTGTTTGCGACAATCTGATCATGGACGGCGACTTTGTCCTGTTCCGAAAGCATACCGGCGGATTGACGATTGACGAGATTACGCTGATTGCCATCGAATCACTGAAGGCTTTGATGCCGAGGTTCAAAGAGCTTTACAGCTGGCATCAAAACCTAAAGAAAATCAAACTGAGCGATCAGCAAGCAGCGACATTGCTAGTGGCCGCGCTCAAGCGCGGCCTTGTGACCCCGCAGAATTTCAAACAGTTTGACGACCTTTACTTCCAAGCACAAAAAAGATACACCCGGACCTTGCACGGTTTTCATGGAGCACTCACTGAGATATACCGGGATCATTCACTCCTGACGGTCCAATACGAAAACGCCGGCCTCAACCGGTTCTTGAAATACGAGGCGCCCGCGATCCTGTCAAGCAAAAAGCCGATAGTAAATCTTCCGCAGATCACAAAAAAAGCCGAATCACTTCAGAGCAAGGAACAGCAAAACCAGCAAGCCAAGGCCCAGCAATCCGCCGGCCGTATCCGCGAGGAAGTCCAGCGGGAGCTGCGGCGGCAAGCAAAACAAAAGGCCGCAGAAGAAAAAGCAGCCGCAGAAGAAAAAGCAGCCAAGAAGAAAAAGAAACAGAAAAAGGCCACGGCTCCGGAAACCCCGGAGCCGGCCGGCCCGGCTGACCTCAAGAAGTGCCCGTACTGTAACTCTATTGTTACAAATGGTTTACAGGACTGCCCGAGCTGCGGGAAGGAGATTTGAATATGAAAATCAAATTTGTAGTGCAAGTGGTCAAGTGGTTCGACAAGGTCAACGGAAACACTTATCACTCATGTCGGATCACCCGCTGCTGGGACGGCTTTGTTATCACGGCGCCGTTCCAATACGGCTACGGGGACCAGTACCGATGGACAGCTCGAAAGCTCATGCTCGACGTCGGCTGGATTCCAAAGCGGTACGCCTCGGACACGGGAGGGTACGAGCGGGAAAACAAGTATCCGATCTTGTGGATCGAGCGGCACGGACTCAAAAGAGAGTGCGTTGAAAACGGGAGGATCGAATGAATTGGAAACAAGCCGCTCTGATCCTAGTTTGTCTTTGGATCGGCGCCGGCACTATCTACGCTTTAGTGCTGGAGCGCCATCTAAAAAAAATCCGGGAGATCACCGAGCGCATGGACAAGGCCATCTCCGAGATAACAAAAAATAATTAATGGGAAAAAGAAAGGGCATTTCTTAGCACCCAAAAGATTATCTCGAGATCGTCAAAAGTGCTTTGATCGATCGGACATAGGGCCCGGGGACGAAAGTCTCCGGGCCCTTTTTTTTTGCCTACATCCCGCAGCTGACGCGCTGAGAGCGCCGCTGCCGGCCGTTATTTTTCGACTTTGTCCGGGACCGGCTCTCAGGTATGCCTAGAGGCCGCTGACGTCCACGAGACGGGCCGTACAGGCCGTCTAGGGCCTATGGTATGGGAATTTTCTGGCGCCTATTCCGGCCGATAAACTTCCTTCCAGCCTTTGATCCAGCCGTCGAGCCGATCGAAATACGAGTCACCGTACTCTTGCTTTTTCTCGAGATTTTCCAAAGTGTAGAAAGATTTGAAAATTTTCTTCCCGTCCTCCTCGAGCTCAAACAAGCACTCGATCGGAAAGCTGCCGAACACGATCCTCTTGTTTTTCCTTTTGACAATCGGATAGATATACTTCGCGCACTCGTAACCTTGCTCGGCGTTGGCAAAAACATATCGATACCAAGTGATGCCCCGCCCGTCTTTGCAATGGCCGCCGGCATCCTCGGTAAATTTTCTCCAGCGGTTTGCGCTGCCAGCGAAGATTTCAACACGAGGCCGGCCGCCTTCTTCCTCGGGTCCGAAGTCACAAGCCGTTGAAAAGCCGTGCATCTCGCCCATGCCCAGCCGATCATAGGGCCGGTCCCCGTGACGGCCAAGAGTTATCTTGTCTCCGACTGCCATCCCGGGAACGAGCTTTGCCCACCCCTTGAAATTTTTCGTGGGGTCATGCACTTGCATCCTGTCCCGAGCCGGCTCAATTTTTGTGACGGTCATCTCTGCCTCTCGATCACAAGCGCCGGGCTTTGGGCAAAGGTGAGGCTCGCGCATCTCGCCGAGCACTCCCTCGCAAGCTGACATATCATACACAATTTTTTTGAGATCGGTATAATTTAACAGCACTTGCTTGGATAGCTCCTCATGAAAGTACATCCAGTCATGAAACTTCTGGCCGCTCCCGCCGTGCGCTGGCTCATTTATTATCTTGATCCAAGGCTTATAGCTTGATCCGTACACCTTCCGATAAGTCTCGCAGACGCGCACCGCAAAACTTTTTTGGTAACGAAATGCGGGCTGCTCATTGATCGGGACGCCTGTAACTAAGAATCGCGTTACATCGTTGAAATTGTTCTCAAAGGGATATTTGTTATATCCGAAGCCCATGAACAGGTGCAGACAATAGTCGATCTCGCATATCTTGTGGATCGTCAAGTAGTGCTCAAAGAGCTCCCACCATTTCTCGTTCCATCGATCGAGATGGAAAACCATCTTGCCATTCGATCTTTCAAACTCCCAAGGAGTTTTCGTGTTGAGGTGACGGTGCTCTTGCCGCCCGCTGCACAGCCAGCCGAAAGAGTCCTTCACCTTGATCCCGCGTCCTCGCAATGCCCGACATTGATCTCGGAGCTCGCGCTCGAGCCTTTCGCGTTCTGACTCGGACCAAGCCTCAACGGTCCACCAATTTTTGTCGCCTAGCCAGTGTGCGTGTATATCCGGGATTTGCTGCGGTTGCTGCACAGGTTGATGTAGGGGCAATTCACAGGGCCCAGGATCGGCCGGTTTCTCTTTGATCTCTGTGTGGATGCAATACTTGGATGCTTTCTTTTTGTCCGACTCGAGGCAGACACGGCCGCGCCATACGGGGGCCGGCTCGGTGTGCTCCTGACAGATATCATCCTCGGGAGGCTCGGTTCCTTTATTGTACTCCCTCCACTCTGCGGTCCCGGCAGCCCGGCACCAATCGTTCGCCCTTTTGTTTGTTGTCGTGCATATCTCGACTTTTACTTTTGGGGTCCGGCAGCCACAGAGGCGCCAGATCAAATCCCAAAACCAGGCGCAAGGTTTCCCCGGCTGTTTTTTCTCCCACAGGTTGTCGCAATTACAGACGCTCATTTTTTCTTCCCCTTTTTTGATGGGATTTTTTTCTCAGGCTCCGGCGGCCTGAGCGACTCGATGATCTTCCATGCCTGGCCAGCAACGAGGGTGTGCCAGTTTTTAGGTATCAATTCTTTGAGGAGCGTGATGTTTTCTGTGGTGACTTCAAACAGTCCGTTCGATTTCTGGATATCCTGGGCCAGGTTAAAGCGCTTGAATTTTTCAATGCCGTCAAGCGTCCTGGATTCCTCTGGATAGTTTCCCAGCAATGCAGCAATGCAGACAGCTTTCATGGTGAGTGGTTTCTGATCCTCGGGGGACTTGAGCTCTTTGCCATCGATCTGCTTAAACTTGTAGTTAAGATCGAGTTTCAATTTTTCCTCCATAAATTTATTTGACCACCTACGCGGCAAGGGTGCCGGTAAAGGTGTGCCATTCTGAGCCGTAAGCGACAACCAGGTAGACCTTACTCAGGCCAGACCCGGTGTCCTTGACAAAGCAATGCCATCCGTTTCCAAGGGAGGATGGTGTTCCGAAAAGAGAATCGAGCTGGGAGTCTGTTGGAGGATCGGATACATTTGACTCCCCCACCTGGAGCTTTAGAGCCTTGAAGATCGGCTCTGCCTCGTGGCTTGATGCCTCTTGTAAAATCTCGTCCCACACCAGGGAGTCATCCGTCTTGTGGTAAAGCCTATTGTCATCGTCATCAGAGGCGATCATTCCAGCCTGTGCGTTCGTGAGCGCAGAGGCCGGATCGGATTGCCTAAAATGAGTAAGCAGCCTATTGTATTGCTGGAAAGGATAAAATTCATCCGCTGCAACCAGCCCGCCAGTTTCTAGGTTTGGCATTTTGATCTCCTCTATTGATCTATATAATTCTCGTCGATCAGGCGTTTCCCTTGAGTCCCGTCCGAGAATTTATCCGTGACTTCATCGCAGCAATATCCATAAAGCCGGTATAGGTCGCCGGCATCTGTGAAATATTGAGGCATCTCATTCTCGTCACCAAATATAAAGTATTGCTGAAGGAGCCAGGACAAATCAACTGCCGTGACTCCAATCGTCTTGTTTGTATAATCATAGGTGAGGGCCGTGATGTAATACCACCGGCCACTCTCTCCGCTGCCCGTCGAGCTCAGGCCATAGGGGTCCTGAAGTCTAAAGTTATCGAAGATGTCGATCTGTCCGATCCATTCCATTGAGATCGTGAACGTAACCTCTTTGTTCCCGTATGCGAGCTTGAGCAAGTCCTCGGTGATCCGCTGGGCTGCAAAGGTATCGTCTGTGATCCACCTAAACTCCCACGGCTGATCAGGTCCAAGCTCGGATTCAAACTGATCGATCGAGGGATGATCCTTTTGTTCGCTGGCGCCTTTATAGGTATCAGATGCCGGATAAAAATCCCACACGGCCTTGACGGAATTAACAGCCTGGTCAAAATTATAAAGCCGTTGCGGGTGTTCTTTAAGGTCGAGCTGGGCATGAAAGAAAAGATCGGACGTCAGGTTCGAGATGTCTTTCCGGCCAACAGAAAAGCGGCCATCATGGGCCAGCCAGTATTTTGCTCCGAATGAATAGAGCAAAGATTGAAAGATCGAGTCAGCGTTTTCCTTGGCCGTGATTGCCAGCCGCCCGCTCTCATGCCAACCGCTATCCTCATAAAGCTGGGCCAGCTCGTCAAAGGTGCCCATGTCCAGGAAGTTGATCGGGACATCGAGCAAGAGCGATAGATAAAAAGCCAGGATATATGCCGGGTTTTGAACATATCCGTTATCGCTGTTCCACTCCTCAAAGACATATCCTTTGCAATTAAATGTGATCTTATTGTTTCCCTGATCGCTGTCGAACGTAAGAAAAGCTCGGCCATATTCATCCCAGGTCTCAGTCCAGTTTGACGATCCGATAAGGGCTCCATCGCTGTAAACATTTGTCAGCTCTTTAAGTGGCCCCCCAGCCAGGGCATATTTATAGGTTGTCTCGTCCACGCAGATCGCCTCAATCGCGCCAGGCGCATCCCCTTCTGTAAGGCTGTGCAAGCCGAGGAGCTCAGGGAAAGCTCGTCCCAGCGACTCGTTCGGCGCGTTCGGAAAGTCCTCCGATGTTATAACATACCGAGGGAGCTGCCTCTTGAAATATTTCTGAGATACATCCTTTAGCTTGGCCCGGAAAGCTGGGCCCTGGAAAGAGTAGTCATCGACGATGCCCACAAAAACAGAGTCATGCCATGCAGCCGGCTCGGTCCCCCAGCCGTGAGTAAGCGCGGCCGCGCAGCCCTTACAATGATAGTTTGCCAGGAGCGAGGAGAAGTGCATATCTGTGTTTGCCAGCTCGACGTCCATGTCTGAGATATTATAAAGCCCATAGGTGTCATCGAGCGATCGAGTCACGCTCGAGACAGACATGACTCGGCCCTCCCAAAATATCTCGTCTGACCTGACGTCGATCGGCGCATAGTATTCCCATATCTCCAGGTCCCCCCATTTCCATTTCCATTTCCAATAAGGGACAGGCGGGGAGGGAGGAATATTGACCTCGCCGACCTGGATGACAATGCGATCACCCTTATATGCTTGACCCGACGCTATCGTCCTGTAATCGCCGGCATACATCAGGAGCTCGTCAGCCGGCTGTTCCATCTGCCGGCCCCTCAGCTTGATCCAGTAAAACCCGGGCTCCATTGACGAGGGAAGTGGGAATGATGCCCTGGTATTGCTTTCTATCCCCGTTGCAACGTCACCCGGGCTGATCGTATAGGTGTGCTGGCCATCTATGCTCTCAACCCAAGCCTCATACAAAGCATGACTGTAATTCCCGCCAGGATTCAGCGCATAGTCGCCGAGTGTGCCGCCAGGAATTTCAAAGGCCAAGCCATTCATCACGACAGTTTCGCCCGCCTTAAATTTGTATTTGTTTAGGCTGTTTACGATCGGGTTAATAAAATACATCTTAACCCTGTTCGGCATCCAGACCATTTTTACATAGTCGTTAGAGTCAAGCCCGGGATCGTAGTTGATCACCTCCCATAAAAGGCCATGCTTGAAAAAGGACTCCCTGGCGTTTATTGTTTTGCATCCGCCATAACCCGTGTGCCAGGCGCAAGTCCAGCTCATATACTCCTGGGCTGGCATCTCGGAAAAGAGGCATTGCAGCTGCCCGTACTCCCCGGGCTTTTGAACGCCATCAGCCTCCGCGGCATAGCCCGTCGGATAGGTGTCCCACTCGTTGACGCCATCATAATATTTCCCACTGACCAAGCCCCAATCAATGTCATAGTCCTCGATCCCCCAGCCGGTCGTAAGGAAGGGAGAGTGGACGCCAATCCGGCAAGACATCCCGACCATCGTGTCATACTCACAGCCCTCTGTTTCGGCGACCGTAAAGTAAATGCCGATACTCCACGGCATGATAAGGTCGTCAGACATTCTATCCCACAAATCGCCTTGCGGGATGCAGATAGGAAACCAGCCTTTCTCGTTGTCCTCTCCAAAATATTGACCGCCCCAAAAAGCCTTCCCGTATCCTGGCGCAAGTTTCCCTCCAAATCTCTCTGCCGACCATTTATCAACAGATGTGGCCGAGGTGCGTTTGTGTACCGAGTGGCCGCAGCATGACTCCAAGGTTGCGATCTTAAATTGAGTCCACGTCAGCCACGGCATATCCGTGTGTGTTCCGCGATCTGATTTAGCCATTTTACATACTCAAAAGATGGACTCCCCAAAAAGTCCTCAGATTTCCCCCGTCTATATCCGCATTGCCAGAGGCGTCGTCCGTATAATATTTGAGGATCACATTCATTCCCGAGGTAAACCAATAGACATCAGCGATCGTGCAATGACAAAGATCGTTATTGGCCGCAGCAACGTCGACAGCCTGAGCGACGTTCGTGCCATTGTATTCAATGGCAATATAATAGTTGCTGCCGGATGCGGTCTGAATAAATCGAGCCTGAGCAAAACAAAGATAGGCGCCGGTAACTGGCGTCACATAAGTATATGTGGTCGTGTTGTAATCGCTTCCGGTGTCGTAGTTTTCGGTATTGCAAGCGATCGCAGTCCAGGACCCTGATGTGATCGAGGTCATGTCGGCTGAAAGGTATGCCCTAAATCTGGAGTCTGTCGATGGCATCCGATCCTCGAGATCGATGACCCCGGTCCCTAGATCACAGCTCATGATGCTCTGAGACGAGGCAGCCCCGTCATCGTCAACTTGCCGGAACAGAGCAACGCCGGCATCGACATCGATCTGAAACCACTTGTCATCTGTGCCGCCCCCGGTGTCCACCAGGTTAAGGTTAGCGCCGCTTGATCCCTCGGCCACAAGCCTCCCGTCCCCGGATGTGTGCTTTACTTTTAACAGGCGGCCCCCGACCGATGCGGAAAGGATCAGCTCCGTGTCTGTATCGCCCACAGCGAGGCTGCCAGCTGAGGCTGGGTTTATATATGTTTGCGATCCCATCTTTATGAGATCGCCAGTTGTCACAGACAAAATGGCAAGGTCGGATGAATTGGCTTGGTTTCTCCCGTAGACGATTTGGTTGTTCGGGATTCCCATGAGCCCGGAGACCGCATAATTTGTGCCAAGCCGCAGCTCGCCAAACACAACCTCAGCATCAGAAGTCAAGTCCTGGTCGACCCTAGACAAAGCCTCCACATAAAAATTCCCAGCTAGATCGATGGTCCTGTTCCCGTCGTTCACGTCGATATTCAGAGCCCTGTTAGCGGTGAGAGTTTCGGAATCCTCAAGCTCAAGGTAAAACCCTCCTCCAGCTGTTATTCGGATGGCATCAAACTCAGGGCTGGCTGTCGTTCTTAAATCCTGATCAGCATAAGTTGTCCCGGTAATATAAAGATTTCCCGCAAGCTGGAATGATCTCGCCGCGTCCCCCGTATAAAAGGAGACTGTTCGGTTTCCCGTCAATGATTCTGAAATATCGAAATTAATATAATAGTCCTGTCCAGCTGAATCCCATAATCTAAGATTTTGGAACGTCGCAACCGTTGAGGTCGTCCTTAAATCCTGATTGATATAACTTGTCGCTGTGACCGAAAGGTTGCCGTAGAAATACACATACCTGTCGCCGTCATCCACATAAAAATTCAAGTCCCTCTCAGCGGACAAATCCTCCTGAAGATGGAGAACAAGCGGATGCGAATTGTCCGTGTCTCTTAATTTTACATTGTCAAAAGTTGGGGAGTCTTGCTGCCTTAAAGATTGATCGAGGCTGACGCTTGCACCCCCCGAGACAGTAAAGTTTTCTGTGATAGTAATGGTCCTCGTTGCGTCATCGCCAAACTTCCAATCAACTACGCGGGTCGCTGTCGGTGTGCTATCAGAGCTGCTAAAGCGATAATAGTACCCCGTCGATGCCGCCTCTATCCAACACTCGTCCGCCTTGATGGACCCTTGAGTCAAAAGGTTCCCGGTCTCCGTGCCGATGGTTTCGTGAAACTCACAGGCAATAGTGAAGGTGCTGCCAGCACCGGCATCTGTCAGAGTTATGCCGGCCCCCTCCGTCACCAGCCTCTCCTCAGTCAGGCCCGTCTCATAAGCCAGGACGAGATACTGACCATCGCTCGGAGCTCCGCCTCCGCCGGCGGCATCCCATCTTAGATTTCCAGCTGCATCCGTCGCCAAAACGTCCCCATCCGACGCCCCATCCTGATCTGGCAAAACCCATATCTGATCCCCTGAAAGGGCCGGCGCCTCAAAGCCCACATAATTTCCGTTGTCATAAAACCGGAGCTCATTCTGATTTCTTATCCCAAGAGGTGCATCTACAACGACGTTGTCGCCGATGAGGAGCAAGTCCTCCCCCGACTCAGCCTCCACGGAAAAGTCTCCGTTGGCATCAACCCGCAGCCGCCCGTATTTTACGCTGACAGCCGACTTGTAGCCATAAATGTAAACGTAAGGATTGAATCCCGAGGCAGCGTTCTCAAAAAATAAAACATTCTTGTTCACACTCCGGTTCAGCCCTAGATCGCCGACAACACTCGTAATGTACCCACGATTCGCCTCTGTGAATAACCGCAGCTCTTTCCCCCCCGCATCATACAGCTCGATAGCGGAGACATTGCTGGTTCCGTCCGGTTTTACCGCAATGGTCGTAGAGGAGTCTGTCACCTCTGTCTGGAGAATTAATTCGCCTAAGTCCCAATTAATATAACCATCAGCCCCGTCGTGTCCAAGGGTGATTGTCTGAGAGTTTTCCGAAATTTCAAAGGGCCCCGTGGGGAGACCCCAAGAAACATCCGTGCCGTCAGATTTAAGATAGGTCCCAGCCCCTCCGACAGTCAAGGCCCGCCATTCCGGCGACGCTGTCTGAGCCGTGATGATGTCTCCGCGGGAAGGTGTCGCAGCCAGCGTGTCCGTGTGCCTCGATGATAAAAGATTATGAAAGCCAGACGCCGCAGCTCGACTCTCTGTCAGCCGCTTGTTGATGTCAGCGAGCTTTTCATAGATGTCTTTGGTTTGTTCCTTTGTGTTCATCCGATCAAAGAGACTCCTTCAGTCAAGGTTCTGAGATCAAGGTTCCAGGCATAAAATTCTTCCTTGGATTGTTTTCCTTTCGCTAGTTGCTGGCCGAAGTCACTCATGTTCCTGAGATATACATAGTAACAAAACTTTAGATCGTCATCCGGGACGATCACAAACTTGCCGTTGTTTCTTCTCACCCTCTGGAGAAACAGCTTGAGCTCGTTGACCTGTTCCGTGCTCCCGATGTTCTGGATCACCAGCTTGAATGACTCGGCCTCCGAATAGTGGTAAGACCATATTTGTCCATAATCAGTCATATTGAAGGCGCCATAAAATTCCGGCCCATCGGCGCGGCCCGGCTGGAGATAAGCCTTTGTAAATCCCTCTAGGGTCCCAAGAAACCAATCGCCGATCTCAAGGTAGCCGTCAGAATTGCCGGCATCTATCATCGCTATCCGCCAGTATTCATAGGCGGTGCCGGCAGACGGCTTTCCATAAAGGTTCTTAAAGTCTGAGATCAGCTCCCCGGAAAGATCGAGCGTGTAGTCAGGGCTGCCCCAATCTCCAGCGCCAGACTGCCCCGAGCAAGGCTCGTCTGCGGCTTGGAGCTCGAGCATATCGCCCGACTGCCCCAGCTCAAAGTTGACATTGAACAGAGCGCAAAAGTTTGGAGACTTGGCCGACAGGAGATCGACACAAACATACTCCGGGCTCGCGCCTGAAGTCTCGCCGACTCCCGTGGTCCTAAAAGGTTTCGACGGCCTGATATTATAAAGATTCTCCACGACATAGATGCTGTGCTCTGAGCTGGAAAAAAGATCACACTGATCAGTGATAAAATTATCTATCGCGTATTTTACGGCCATTGTTAAATCCCCAATAAATTCATGAGTCGCTGTTTATTGTAGTTGACATCCAAGGCGTTAAGCATCTCAGGGATAAGTCGGTTCCTGGTATAATCCCGATCTGAGATCATGGTCCCGTTCATGTGGACATGGTTGTGAATGTTGACCTCTCGACCACCTCCGCCCAACTTCATCAGCTGATCCTCGCGCAAAATGTACTCGGGGTTTGACGCCGTTCCGTGAGTCATGACCAGCTCCGGCTCCTTAAAGACTCCGCCGGCCTGTGCGCTACTGATCTTCTTGATCGCCCTGATCGTATCGAATGTATTGTCAGCGATTTCTTTCAAGTACCTCTTTGTGTGGTTCAAGATGTGCCCGGTGTTCTGCCGGTTCCCGACGACGTTGTCGGCTGTCCTTTGCATCCGATCCAACAGGCCCCTCATGCTTGCATTGAAACGGTTATTGAGTATTGCCCGAATAGCCTCAAGATGATTCACCATTTGCTGCTGCTTGTCTAGCATCCAGTTGAATTGCCGATCCCTGAAGTCGATCGTTATATGGCCAACGATCTGAGAAAGGAGCTCCTGGATTTTCTGGAGCCTCTCGAGCTCTGGCGTTTTCTTCTTTTTGAATAGCCCGCCGATCCCAGCCAAGAGCCCGCCAACAGCTTTGCCCAGGCCGCCGATAATATCAGAGACCGCGCCAAATGCAGACTCGGCAACCTTGCCCAGCCCCTCAAAGACTACCTTGCCCAGCTCGCCGATCGCCTCAATCTGCATTGCAATATTATCTATAATCCCGACTACAACGTCGCTGATCCCTTGCCAGACTGCCTTGAAGGTTTTTGCGATGTTCTCGAATCCGATCATCTTACCGACCAGGAGACCGATCCCAAGGGGCCCGACCATCTTGCCTATGCCGCCCAGGAAAGAGCCGGCTTGTTTTCCAAATATCCCGCCCTCACCGGCGCCACTCTCGGCTCCCGTCAATGCGCCGGCAGCCTTCTTGAACGGACTCATGATCGAGTCAAGGAGACCGCCTCCAGCTCCGAGAATTTTGCCGACAAAGCCGATGGTCCACTTCGAGATCATCTGAGCGACGAGATCAAAGAATTGCTGCTTGACCGTATCCCAAACTCCTTTCGCAACGTCCTTAAAAGATTTCGTCCCCTGGAGCATATCCGACAAGCCCGTTGTCCATCGATCCTGTATCCTCTGAGAAACCTGAGTCCAAACGCTTTCTGTTTCCTTGGCTCCTTGCTGGAGCTGTGGCCAGGCTTTTTCCCAATCGATCGCAATCGGCGCCGGGCCCGAGAACGGACTCAGCTGCATCATGGCGGCAACCATATTATAGGCGTTTCTCTTTACTTCCTCGGTTCCTCGCCCAAAGGCTCGAGCAAAAGATTCGATTTGCTCCTCGTTTGTCAGCACAGCGAAAGCCGTGTCATCCAAGGCTGGCACAAGGTTTTGACTGAGAGTGCTGGCTAAGTCCCTGGCCGCCAGGGGCACCGTATCGACGGTTTCTCCAAGGTCGAATATTTCATCCCGGGCCGCCTTGGTTGCTGCAATCCAATCATCAGTTGCCAGCTCTCCGTCAGCGTATGCCTGATTCAGGTCCTCAATAAATCCCGTGAGCTCGTCTATGCGCTCGCCTTTCTCCTCGACCGTCTTGATCCCCTGATCCTCGAGAAAGTCTCGCCAGGTTTCCGCGGCGACCGTGGCCCCCTCTATGGCCGGCGTCAAATCCAGGAAGGCTTGTTTTTGTTCCTCGATTTTCTCCTTTGATTCCTGGCCAACTTCTGCCAGGGCCTTCTGCATCTCGACCCCTTCATCGCCGCGCTTTATCGCCATTGCCATCGCGGCCGCATTTCCCTTGTAGGCATCGCGGAGCTTTAGAAATTCAAGCTCTGTAAGGCCGGCCTGATCGGCGGCCTTCTTGAGTTTTGCAAAAAGCCTATCCTCTTGCTCCGCCGCCCTCTTGGCTGATTCATTTGCCGCATCCTGAGCGGCCTTAACTTTCATCCAGCCGACGATCAAGGCGCCAAGAGCAACGGTCAAGATTCCTACTCCACCGGCCAATCCGGCAAAGGTAACATTCATCGCAGTCGCCGCTGCGGCAACTTTTCCAAAGCCGATAATCAAGGGGCCTATTAAAAGAGACAGCGCCCCGAGCACAGCCACAAATTGAGTGATGGTCTCCACGAGAGCCGGATTATCTTTTGCCCATTCGTTTATCTTTTCGACTACACCAACGATCGCGGTCACGATCGACGTTGCTGCCGGCAAGAGTTTTTCTCCAAGCTCGACCCGGAGGTCCTCGAGCCTGGCCTGGAGTATGCGGCTTTGGTTTGCAAAGCTGCCAGAGGTTCGGGCAAAGTCGCCTATCGCGTTTGCGCTTTGCGCTGTGGCGATAGCGAGCGTGGCCTCAGCTGCGGCCTGTTTGTAGGCCAATCCGGTGAGCTCTGCTTTGCCCTCGGCTAAGAGCTGTTCCTTGACCATCTCCTCGGTGATTACAATCCCTAGAGTTTTGATGCTCTCCCTTTCCCCAAGCATCGCTTTTGTCAGGGCCAGGCTTGCAGCCTCAGCTCCGCCAGAGTAATTTGTAAAAGAGGTGAGGTCGATCGCCAGCTGTTGAGTCGCCTCAGAAAGTCCGATCGCAACTTCATCGGCCATCCCGAGCCCGGTCAACAGATCACCGGTGGATGCCAGCATAGACTTCGCCGCCATCTCAGAAACACCATAGGCAGCGGCTAAATTCTGAGCCGCCGTCTCGGCCACTTCAAGGGCATCAGCAAAAACAACCTCAAACTTTTGAAATGTCTCCTCGGCATCGGAGGCCGTGTCGATCAGCGATCCCATCGCCAGGACCGCGACCGTTCCAAAGGCAGTCATGGCCTTGCCGAGATTGTCAAAGCGTACCCGGGCTGTATCAGCCTTCCCGCCTAAAGCATCCGTATCTCCCTTGACCGACTTAACAGACCTGTCCCACTGAGTCGTGTCCATTCGCATAGCGCCAACAATAGCGCCAGCGAGAAAGCCGCCCATGCCGGCGGCGGGTGCGCCAAATGCCATTAGCCCTCTCCTCTTTCCCAAGCGTCGAGCTTTTTAAGCTCCCACTTATACATCGTCATTTGATCCCGATAGGCTTGGTCCTTTGCTATCGCA